GATCTACGACATGGATCCTGAGGAAAGCGCTCCGGAACCGGAGAAGACGTATTACTTCTTCCCGAAGCTCTTTCCTGAAGAGTCATGCGAGAGAATCCGAAAGAAACAAGGCAGCTTCATGTACTCGATGCTGTACATGAACAATCCTCGGGATCCGGCCTTGGCCGAGTTCCGCGAGAACGATCTCAGGTACTTCTCCTTCGACAAGGAAGGGAATCTGATCATCGAGGACACGGATCACGCAAAGTTCGATACTATCGACTTCGATTCGCTCACTCGAGTCATGTTCTGGGATCCTGCACTTGCGGAACGCGAAATCAAGCGGCGAAGTCGCAACGCGATGATTGTGATGGCGCGGGACAATCGCTCGCGCCTCTTCATCCTCGACGCCTACGCCGAGTATAAGAATCCCGGATTCCTCTTTTCGAAGTTCATCAGCCTGCACCAGAAGCATCGCGTGCATAAGGCCGCAATCGAGGATGCCGGATTCCAGCGCATTCTGAAGTTCCCTCTCTACCAGCGGATGAAAGAGCTGAACTACCACTTCCCCGTGGAAGGCGAACCGCCGATTGGAGATAAGGATGCCAGGATCCGGTCTCTCATTCCCTACGTCGAAACTCACGACCTCTTCATTCGACGGGGCCTCACAGACTTTGTCGAAGAGATTAGAGGATTTCCAGTGTTCCCAACTAAGGACCTGGTCGACGGTGCAGCAGCTTGTCTTGCCATTCTCAGCAAAGCTGGAGACGCTAAACAGACTACTGCTAACCCTGCACACATCCGGCACCACAGACACCTCCAAATAGTCAACGATCAAGCGTTGGGTACGCGAAGCCCAATGACGGGGTATTAGTATGGCGAAACGCCAAAAGGAAGAGGAGCTCGAAGATGTTGAACACTCCGAGGAGGCCGAAGAGGCTCCAAAAAAGCGTAAGGCGAAGACCGTAAAGGCGAAGGCTGGTCACACGGGAACCGTGAAATCAGCTAAAAAGCCCAAAAAAGAGCCCGTGGCGAAACCCGGCTCCGGGAGTCGCGAGATGAGCGTGGGTGGGATTATTATTCGGCCGGGACCGTCGCAGCAGCCTTGGGAGAAGGACGCGCCTTGGCATCGGAAGAGTCCCGCGGAATCTCGGTTTAGGGATCATGGCACAAATCGTCGCCCCAAAGATTGAGCTGACCGAGGAGCAGGAGTCGCGGTTGTTGGCCGATGTCAACGCCATGCTGACTGATGCCTTGGGCGTCCATTCGAAACGCGAGGAGCACCTCGCAGGGCTTCTGAAGGCCTACAAGCGCGTGCCTGAGCATACGCAGAAGGATTTTCCGTGGCCGGGCGCCAGTAACGTAGTCGTTCCGCTCGTTCAGATCGTCGTCGACGCGATTGTTGCGCGCCTGATGAAGTCGGTCTTCGGCGTCAAGCAGCAGTTTGAGGTCGAGGTCAAGTCGCCCAAGTGGGAACCGATGGAGAAGGACATTCGCGATTGGTGCGAATTCTTCTTCAGCGTCTCGGGCTCACGCGACCGTCTCCGAGGAATCTTCTACGACCTCGCACTTTACGGCGAAGCCATCGTCAAGCCGATGTGGGTTGAGAAGAAACGCATCATGCACCAGTACGACGACACTGGGCAAATGGTCGAGAACGAAGTCCTGGACTACGAAGGGCCAGTTTGGCACACGCCTGCACCCGCGGATATTATCGATCCTCACGGTTTCGACGACTGGGACACGCTTCCTTGGGTGGCGGAGCGCCTGCGCTTTACGAAGGGCACGCTCATTCGGGATGCAGAGGACCTCGGCTACGAGCACATCGACGAGATCATCCAGCACGCGAAGCCTCGAGAGGACGTGCGGTATAAGACGAGTGCGGAAGTCCAGCATAAGGATGGCGAGACGCAGAATCCCGACTGGCCCATCGTCCTCTACGAGATCTGGGGCTTTCTTGAGATTCCCATCGCCTACGAAGGCGCTGAAGGTCCCAAGGACGAGACGAAGTGGTGCGAAGTCATCCTGACGTATAACGTTGAAGCGGACGTCTTCGTAAAGAAAGTGTACAACCCGTTCTTTGGAAGGGCCAGGTTCCTTCGAAAAATCCCATACCTCGTCCAAGCGCACGAGGTCCACGGGCTGGGAGCGGCGGAGCAAGCCCTTCCTTTTCAGATTCAGGCGTCGACCGTTCACAACCAGATCATCGACGCAGCCACTGCCGCCAACGGCGGCATAACGGTGGCGAGCCCCGAGTCGAACATTGGAGCGGGAGAGCGAGTCCATCCTGGGAAGACGATCGTAGACCCGAACCCGGAGAAGGTTCGCATCCTGCACCTTGCGGAGGCGTCGAGCACACTGCAGAATATGCTCCCGCAGATCATTCGACTTGCGGAAACCTCGACAGGCGTAAGCGCGTATCATCTCGGCATGGAATCGGCCATTGTAGGATCACAGGCGACTGCGACTGGGACGACCGCCTTGATCAACGAAGGAAATCAGAGATTCTGGGTTTCGATCGATGACATGCGTGATGCGCTTGTCGAGGTTTTGTACCTCACGATTCAGCTCGTGCAGCAGATGTCGCCGGAAGGTGTGAAGATCTCGGAAGACCGTACAATCGTCTTCCCGCAGGGCGACGTTCGCAGCGCAATTGGCCTGAAACTGAACATGGCGTCGGAAGCGCTGAACAAGGACGTCGAACTTCAGAATCTCCAGGTGCTGATGGCCGTGCTCAACGAGTACTACGCACGGTTGATGAATGCCGCGGCGATGATCTTCAATCCACAGTTCCCGCAGGAGCAAAAGTCTGCGGCGATACAAATCATGACCTCGGCACACGACATCGTGAAACGCTTTGTCGAACGCTTCAGCGTCGAAAACGTCGATACCATCGTTCCGAACATTCTCACAGTCCTGCAGCAGGCACAGGCTCAGGGGCAACAACCCGGAGCGCAAATGCCGCCAGGCGCACAGGCACCACCAAATGGCGTACAGAACGGACAGAATCCCGCAGCAATGCCACCGGCAGGTCCTGGAGGTGTTCCAGGAGGAGCTGCTCAGCCTCCACAGTCAGCTCCGTACGTGCAGTAATATGGATGACATGTTGAGGTTGCAGGGAAAGGCGCAATTCGTTTACGGTTGGATCATGGCACTTACAGGCCCAGCGAAAGCGGGCGTTACGAAAGAGGGGGAGAGACCCAATGGCACTACCGGATATTGATGAACATGGGATCATTCGCAGTGGTCCCTTTTCGGGCTTGAAAGCCGAAGAAGTCTTTGCATTTGCCGAGGCGAGCGCTGCCTCACAGAAGGAAAGTGGAGAAGGAGATGGTCGACCGCCTGCGCCTAAGAATCCTGCTGACACTCTCAAGGATGCTGCACGCGCTCGGACTGATCCCATGAACCAGTTCACCTTCGCGCAGTTCGAGCGGATCGACGAGGAGAACTTCTCGAAGACCGTGCCGGACTACGACAAGTACAAGGAGAAGATCGCGGCCGTCAAAAAGACGATGTCGCCTGATCAGCGCGCTCAACAGGGCGTGCACAAGTTCATCTATCAGAACGTCCGCATGGACGATCCGGAAGTGCAGAAGGTTATCTTCGGTGTGATTCCTCCTCCTGGAACGGAGCCGCCTCCCGATGATGAAGTTCCTCCGGTACCTGATGAGGAAGCCGAAGCGGAAGCACCTGACAACGAGCCGCCGCCTCCGCCACCTAAGAAACCGGTTGCGAAGCCTGTTCCTTCGCCGGTTGCAAAACCGACTCCCAGGGCTACGGTGGCTGCTAAGCCTGTGGCTAAGTCGGCACTGAAGGCTACGCCGAAGATCATCGCACTGGCCGAACGGTATTCGATGACTGTCGAGGAGTACCTCGCACACCTCGAGACTTCGGGGTATACACAAGAGCAACTGAACAATCTCAGCTTGCCCTCATCTGCACGCGCACAGCCCTCTTCACGCCCACGGAGTATCTATGACCGATAGCACACAGCCGTACGATCAGTTCATCGTTCGTGACGCAAATCCCAACTTTCGTTACCGCTGGTGCAACGAGCGCGACCGCGCGATGCTGCAGAAGCTGAACGTCGGCTGGGAGGTTGACAAGGAAGGGAAGGACGAACTTCCCAGCCTTCTGTCGAAGGGACAGGAAGTCGAAAGCCCTGCCGGAGGAACTATCCGGAAGCGGGGGGATCTCGTTCTCATGCGGATCCCGAAGGAAGTGTACGAAGAAAGGGTTGAAAAGCCCAGACGCCAGGCCGCCGAAAGGCAGAACGTGTCGATTGACACAATGGTGAAGCAAGCGGATGAAGCGGCGAAGAAAGCTCTGCGTCGGGCGGGATATCGTGACTCTCAGATTCGAGATGCTCACGTGTTCGGCACGTCGGATCAGCCTGGCTTCGACGGCGACAAACGCTAGTCGGAAGGACAGCAAGTGGCAACTTGGACTAGGATCCCCTTCCGCGCGGTACGAAGCATGTCGGGACCTGGCCTCCCCTCAATAGAACTGCCCGAAGGCGCGAATCAGACGTTTAAAGCTGGTGCGCCGGTTACGTTCGTGGCAGGATTTATTGCGGAGTGTGGTGTGGACCCCGTCTTGATTGTCGGCCTCGCGACGAAGGATGGGCAGAATGCGGCGACGGGAAAGATGAGGCAGGATATCATCCTGGCTCACCCGGCGACGCTCTTCCTTGGATACCTCGATACGAGTGCGGCGGAGGGAGCAGGTGTCTCCGCGGCGATCGATCGAGGTCTCTCTTATGGCATCGCGAAAAACGCTGCCACGGGTAAGTGGTTCGTTGATAAGAGCGATACCACCGCGAAACGCGTGACGATCTGGGAAGTCTGGGAACAGACCTCTGATGGGAAGACTCCTGCTTGGGGCGACATCATGACTCCCGTCGTGTTCAGCTTCGCTGCGCAATTCAGCAGCTACACGGGGGTGGCATAAATGGCACGCGTCCAAACAGGTGGATTTTCCGCCCTGCTCGCTGAGGGCCTGTGGAGGGTCCTCTTCAACACGTTGAACCGTCAGCCCAATCAGTGGGTTGGTGTGTTCCATACTCATACGATGCACAAGGCGTATGAGGAAGATGCGAAGGTCGCTGGGCTGGGCGCAATGGTGCCGAAGCCTGAAGGCGATCCCATTTCGTTCGACGTCCCGATCATGGGGCCTGGCGTGCGTTATACGCCTGCGTCCTACGGATTGGGCTTCCGCATCACGCGGGAGATGTGGGACGACGATCTCTACCACATCATGGACAAGATGGCGGCAGAGCTCGGGCGCGCGGCTTCGTATAAGATCGAGGTCGATGCGTGGTCGCTCCTCAACAACGCGTTCAATCCGGCTTACGCTGGTGCGGACGGTCTGCCTCTCGTGCACTCTGCGCACACCCGCTTGGACGGCGGTCAGACGATGGGCAATCGGCCTGCTGTCGACGTGGACTTCTCCGCGACGGCGTATCAGGCTGCTCTCGACCACTTTAAGTCGCTCGTTGATGAGCGTGGTCGTCCTGTCGTCATGAATCCTTCGCTGCTGATCATCGATCCGTCGTTCGAGTGGGCAGCTCGGGAAATTCTCGAGTCGGAGTACAAGCCGTACACGGCGAACAACGAAGTCAACGTCCTGCGGAGCGATGGCAAGATGGACTACTTGCTCTCGCGCTACCTCACGGATTCGGACTCGTGGTTTGTCTTGTCCGACGAACACGACCTGAACTTCTTCTGGCGCGTCAAGCCGGAGACGGGCGAGGCAGACGACTTCCTCACGGGAGACGCTCTGTACAAGATTTACTCACGCTACGCCAAGGGCTTTACCGAATGGCGCGGCGTGTATGGATCGAGCGGCGGCTAGTTCGATGGGGGAGGCTAGGACAGCCTCCCTCCTTTTCCCCCAAGGAGCAGAGAAAATGCGTATCCCAGCTATCGTTGTGTTGTGTCTCAGTCTTTTCGCTTCCGTCGCATCGGCAAGTCCCATCTACGTGGCTGGGAATGAGTGCCCGTCAGACGCCCAGATGTCGGCGTATACTCGGCAGTATTACGTGACGGATGCGATCGCGTGCGTATTCGATCCCGCGTCGAACAACATTCAGGGCACGACTGCCGAAGCACTGATGTATTTCGGTGGCGGTACGTGGACTGGTCTGGGTCAGACTGCTATCAGCGGCTTCACCTTCACCGTTGATGCTGGTGGTGATGATGGGACATTCAACATCAACATTCCCGGGTACAACCAGTTCATTGTGGCGATCAAGGATGGTGGCGAACCGAAGTGGGCCGCATTCCTCCTAACCGCTGGTGACTTTAGTTCGGCGTGGGGATTTAGTACTGCTGCCGGCGATCTCTCTCACTTCGCAGTGTGGGGCCGTACTGGCACTCCTACGCAGTTCTGCACCACGCTTCCTTGCACGCCTGGCGACGATCCTGGCACGCCAGTGCCCGATGGCGGCGTAACTCTTGCGATGCTTGGCTTCGCACTAACGGGGATGGGTGCAGCCAAGAGAAAGTTCTTGTAATGCACGTCAACCGTAGAGCAAAAGGGGATAAGAAAATGGCACGTGGTAGACTCGCGTATATTCAGTATGTCGACGGGCCGGACGGCGGCGGCGATCCGGGATATGATCGGCCATCGTTTGGCGGCGGACGTCCTGACAACTCTCTGCCGGGAAGTGGTGGCCGTCCTGACAACAGCCTTCCAGGCGGCGGGCACATTTCGACGTTGCCCGTGTTTCCGTTCGATCCGACAAAACCGGATAACGAACTTCCTGGAGGCGGCGGCGGTAGCACACTGCCGATTCGTCCTGGTGCGAAGTTCGTCGTGAAGTGGCTCGCGTGCCACGGCTTGATCCTCGTTCCGGACAATTCGCTTCCGAGCGGTGGCGTGAAGCCGGACAACGAACTGCCCGAGACGGGCGAACCGAAGTAAGGTAGGCGGGCTTCGTTCATTAGTGGGCGAAGCCCACCATATCTAACCACAGGGACGACGAGGACAAGGCGATGCCTTCGCAGACAAAGCGGCCGCGGTTTGGCGCAACCGGTTTTCACGGGGAAAGAGGAGGAATCACTCCTGCTGCCCACGTTTTCCGTGATACGGCAATGATGGACTGGTATCTGTGGATGGCCACGGATGGCACGTTCCGTTGGGCTGCTGCCGAGGTCGCCGAACAGCCGGACTTCAATTGGAATTACGACGGTAATGCGATAGGCTACCGGGAGAGTCCTGACGGGACGGCGCAATTCCCCGCTTATACGTATGCCGCGGATAATGATACAGGGCAGTATCGCGTCGGAGCGAACAATGAGGGTTTTTCGGCCGCGGGCGTGCTGAGGTGGGATTACAATACCTCTCGTATGCGTCTGCAGCCAGGATACCTCCTTGACTTCGGCGGGCATGGCACGATCGGAGGCAGTCCTGCAGGCATTACGATCAACACCGACTTGATCGTTGACGGGGACATCTCCTTCAGCGGCGGCTTGACGTTCTCCGAAGAGTTCCTCGCGATCGACGGGACGGAAGTCTTCCCTGCCTACAGCTTTGCAAGCACGCCGAACACGGGCATGTATTTGCAGTCTCCTGGCGTTCTCAGCTTCACTGCTGGCGCGCAAAAGAGACTGGGAATTTCAACCGTTAATATAACCGCATTTGTCCCCCTGCTGCTGCCCAGTGGAACACAGGCCGCGCCCTCCCTCGCGTTCGAAGCGGATCCGAACTCCGGCCTGTTCTCTCCGGGCATCGGTCAGCTGGCGATTGCTAATGACAACGTTGCTCTGGTCGTCTTTGGGGACGACAACGTTACATTCGGCGCCGCGCATCGTGTTGGATGGTCTTCAGTCGCCAGTGCACTCGCAACGCAGGACGTTGTGCTGCTCCGAGAGGCTGCCGACATTCTCGCACTCGGTGCAGGAGACTCGTTCCACATTCCGAGCGGAGGACTGGGAGTAGGTGTCGTAAATACGACTCCGGGGACGATCGCGGCGTCAGTCTCAGTGAACTCGCCCATTGGGCAGTTTGGAAGCCTCGGCACGACACCTATCGACGGTTCGAACGTCGCAGGCACGATTCCCGATGAGAAGCTCTCGCCGAACGTGCTTACGCATCCTGCAGGATATCCAGGCGGCACGACAACCTTCCTGCGCGCGGACGGAACGTTCGTCATCGTTCCGATTAGCGGAGGCGTTCCTGGACTGCATGCGCTGACGCATCTGGTTGGCGGCACGGATCCGATTAACGTTCTGAGCCTCGTAGGATATCCTGGCGGAACAACGGCCTTCCTTCGTGCGGACGGTACTTTCGCAGTGCCTCCAGGAAGTACGGGAGGAGCGCCTGGAGCGCACGCTGCATCGCACTATGAGGGTGGTGCGGATGCGATTACAGGAAGTCTTACTCCGTATCGTGTAACGCTTGCCGAACACCTAGTCTTCACCCTAGCTGGCGGACCTCTTTTCATCGCACCATCGATGGTGTTTCAAATCGGTGGCACGGCTCACGGCTACATGCACGCTTCGGGCGGGTTTAGCTGGGGCACTAATGTAGATCCCGGCATAGGCAATCTTCGCGTCGGAAAGACCATCGTCTCGGGCGAAGGCGCTCGGATCATGGGCCAGATGAACTACGCGATTGGCGGGCCAGCGCTGGAACTGGGGTATTGGCTAGGTACGGCCCAGGTTCAGGGGTACGATCGTACGGGCGCAGCCTATATTCCACTGCGTTTTGCCGGTTCCGCCATTCAGTTTAATAGCGCTGGCGCCGTCATGGGAAACATGTTCGGAACCGGCGGATTTGCCTGGGGGCCGTCGTTTGGTGATCCAGGCGCTATGAACATCGCCGCGCAGTCGATCTTGTTGACTGGAATGCTTCGTGCGCAGGGGCAGACCGTTCCGCTTGGGGCAACGGGGCCGGGCGTCGAGATTATGGCGGACGGGCAAACGACCTACGTTCACGCTTATAATCGGACGACATCGAACTACTCTCCTCTCCTGCACTACGCCTCCGTTCATGGATTTCTCACTGCGGGTGCGACTCGCATGTATATCCATGCGACCGGCGGCGTCGCGATCGGACCCAGCGCAGGCGGTCTAGACTACGGTGCAGGCGTTCTCTTCGCCGAAAGCGCATTACGCTCGCCTCAGCTCGTTACAACCCTGGTGTCTACTGCAGATCCCGCCAATTACCTTCGCTTAGCAGGAGGGAGTTCCGCCGGCGACAGCGCTTGGATCAATCTCTGGGGAGACACATCTGGGAATGCAGGTCTGCTTCAGATCTCAGCAGGCCCTGGGGGCGGTCCGATCTACTTCTATACCAGGGGCACCGATCTACGTGGACAGATTTCAGGTCCCGGAGGTTTTCTGTGGGGTGCGGGTGCTCCAGATCCCGGCGTGAATAACATGTACGTGGTAGGTAATGTTAGGGCTGGGTCGATTAACGTCGCGTCTACGATCACCTCGAACATGGTCGGGGCCATTCTTACCGCCGGTAATGGAGGAACTGTCCATCAGCATATCGACCTGGGTAATGCCAGCGGCGTTTGTCGGTTTGGTATCGAAAACTCAGGCGGGCAAGGGTTGTTGAGCGGGTCGCTTCCTTATAGTGGGATTCTGATGACTTCGGGCGCGTATGCTCTCGAGTTCGGTACGGCGTACGTATCACGAATGCGGATTCAAGGGGACGGCGCCGTTTACATCGCCGGGCCCGTCGGCATCAAAACGCTGCCTGATGCGAACTTCGCCTTGAAGGTGCATCACGCTACGGACGGCGTCCCGACTGCGTATTTCGGAAATGCTGCTGCGAATCCTCTTGGTGTTCTGTTTTATCATGCGGCAGATCCGAACGGCGGAGGCAATGCTTTCTGGACCTGTCAGGCGGGTGCTTCAGTGAATAAGGCGAAGATGGCCGCGAACGGCGGATTACATGGCTTCTTCGTCTATAACACAGACCTCTCCGATGCGAGCATGAAGACGGTTATAGAGGAATGCGGCTCCTACAGAGAAGCCTTCCGTCGGCTCCATATCGTCCGAGGACGATACAAGGATGCAATCGACGACGTGAATCACGACATGGTCGTGGCTCAGGAAGTTGAAAAGGTCTTCCCGGATCTCGTAACGTGGTTCGACGAGCCGAAGAAGATTAAAGGTGTTCGCACGCACGAGTTGATGATGCGTGCTTTCAAGGTTATCCAGGAGCTGGATGACGACTGCACCGAACTCCGTGCGCAAATCTCTCAACTTAAAGGAAAACAGTGATGCCTACGACCCCACGTTCTCAGAGTGCCCTCGCCGCGGATCCGAACTTCCAGAAGAGGCTTTCGGCGCTGCTTCTGAGTGAGGCTCTCGTTATCGCGGATGAGCCGACGGAAACGCCGAATCACACGATGCGTCGCGCACTCGCGCAGTCCATCATCACGCAGCCGGCGTACCAGACGCAGAATCTCTCACCGGCGATCGCCAACGGGACGAATCTCGTTGCGGCGAACACGACGTACAACTTCGAGGCCGGCGCCACGGAAACCAGTGCCACGGACGCGGAGATTCGTTCGCAGATCTCCTCGCTCTGGGACACTCTCGCAGGAGCGTAACATGGACCTGATCCTCCTCGTTCTCTTCCTCTGCATCATCGGGGCCGTCATTTGGTTCCTGACTACGAAGATACCGATGGATCCGACGTTGAGGCTGGTCATTCAGGTTGTCGCGCTCATCCTCATCGTTCTCTACCTGCTCCGTCGCTTTGGCGGAGTTCCGAACGTTCTCTGAAAGGTTAGGCATAGTCATGGCATGTCCAAATTACAAGGCAGATGTTGAACGGGTCGCGGCGGAGAATCCCGAGGCGTGGCGCAATTGTCACACCGGCAACGCACATACGGAGGACTTCATCCGGATCCTCGCGGCAGAGTTGTTCATCAAAGACAACCGCGTTGGCCTTAACGGCAAGCGAGGAAATCCGGACGACATCTCGGATGACGCTCTGAACTACCTCGATCCCGCGGATGGTCCGGGTACGACACCGCAGGGTGCCCGGTGCTGGGTGATTGACGTAGTCGCATCCGCAGGTTCTCCGGATGCATCGCCGACGTGGCAGGCGTTCACTGATCCGCAGGACAGCAGCGGTGCACATGTTCAGCCGGGCGAGGCACCTTCTCCCGAACCTGAGCAGCCCGACATCTACCCCTACCCCGACGAGCAGACCGCGGGCAAGGCGTTTCAGGAACGCGTCAAGGCAACGTACAAAGAAGCCGGGCGTGCGTTCCCTGATCCGAACGACGAAGACGCGTTTCGCCATTTCATGAGGTACGGGCACTCTTCCGCGCACATGCCGGAGCCCGAAGCAGCAAACAAGCACATTGCGGAGCTGAGAGCTGATCTCGGTCTACCGCCCGCATAGGAGGAAGAGATGCCAGCAGGGAAGTCTTCAAAGTCGATGTACGGAGTGAGTGGGATGGCGAAGCCGACAGGCGTCGCGTCGCCCACAATCTCGTACCATACGGACACGGTCGGGAACCAGTGGGCGCTGTGGTTCGGTACGGATGGTTCCCTGCGCACTGCTTCCGCGCCTGATGTCGAGGTCACGAACTTCAACTGGAACACTGGTGGGCTGCCTGTCGGTGGGCAGGTTCTGCGAGAAGAGCCCGCCTCCATCGAGACGAAGGCCACAACCAAGGAGACGAAAAAGTGAAGGACAAGGATAAGAACGTCAAAACGCAGCAGGAGCGGGATCGGGACCGCGCTCTCACTCCCGAGCAGCAGCCTGTGCTCGATCCGCCCAATCCGAAGGACACGCGCACACCGAAGCAGCCCGTGCGCATTCCAGGTCCTCCGGTGATGCCGTCGCAGCCCTCGCAGACGGACGACGAGGAAGATCGTCGGTACAAGGAGATCGAGCGCGAGGAGGAGCGGAAGGACAAGGAGCAGCAGGGCCAGGTCACTCCTCAGCCTGTTCCGCCGAAGGACGAGAAGAAATAGAGCTTCGCATAGCGTAGGTTGCACCGGAGCGCCTACGCGTCAGGCGGGAATGCGTGCAACGCCTGGTGCGGAAAAGGGAGGAGGGGGTCTTGTCCAGGCCTCTTCCTCTCTACTTACGTGGGCACAGCCCACAGATGCTATCCCGAGGTGCATCATGACCGCGTCAATGCTTGCGTTTGAGGACCACGCGGAGGTCATCATTCTGGATGACAGCGGGGAGTTGATGTTGCGCTGGACTGCGGAACTTCCTTCGAGAAGTCTGCTTAACGTCCCCGAGCAGAGTTCTGGACGGTTTCCGTTTAATCCGTTTCCGAGGTCGTGGCAGGGACCAACTGAACCACCGATGGAGAGAGGCTGACATGGCTGTTACGAGAGATTCACGACACGTCCGCATGACGAGCGTCGGAGATAAGGTGGACGACACTCTCGTCCTGTCCGGACTCACGCTTGTCATTCTGGGCGGGACTGTCGGCAACATGTTCAAGATTGTTGACGGCGACGACAGCATCGTGGCGGAGGGCGTTGTCGAGGCTGTCGCCCAGAACATCGATTTGCTCGGCGGCAATCAGATTCGTGTGGACGGGCTGCGATACGCGACGGAGCCCGGCGGCGGTTCCATCCTCCTGGCACGACTCCGATGAGTGACGTCCAATCTGCGCGTTGGCGAGAGGGCTCGGAGTGGTATACCTGCGACATGTGCGGGACGCACTATCCTCGGCGTCTCGTCGGCATGCAGAATGGGCGCGTGCGCTGTCGTGGTACCGGAACGCATAACTGCTGGGAAGAGCCTGGGTATCAGGCGAATCTTAAGAATGTCGACATCGGCTACGAAGCCGTCCCTGACCCGCTTCCGTCGGTCGATGAGGACCTGTAAATGGCGAGACGCACCTATGAACGGATCGATGCGAATCTCCAGCAACGCACCGGGAATCGCTCGGATATAACGGCGGAGATGCGACGTGAGTGGATTAATGACGCTCTGCTCCGCTGCGCCAACGAATACGAGCATCCGGAGATGGAAGGCATCGGCGTTGAGACTCTCGCACCGGGTCTCGACTACATCGTTCCGTCAGTCATCAAGGACCTCTGGTGGCCCGTGATGGTGAAGAATGCTTTGAGCGGGACGATTTGTCGCCCTGCCGATCGAGAGAGACTCGAACAAGGCATTTCGAAGTCTGTCGGCCCTCCTGCACGCTTCTACTGGTGGAATAACACCTTCTACTTCGACGCCGTCGCGAAGGATCCGAATCCCATTCGGATTTGGTATCGTCGGCTTCCCGCAGAGTGGACGACCGGTGAGTGCGTCCTTGCGAAGACCTACGACGTCATCCTCGAGCTGTACGCCGCAGAGAACGCGCTGAACTTCCTTCGTGAGTATGACAAGGCGGAGTTGTCTGCGCGTGAGGTGAAGACGTACCTCATGGACATGAACCTGCCGAAGCGGTCGGAGAAGTTGAACGATTACAAGACCGGCTTTGAGGCCGGAGGCAGGCACCGATAATGCATACGAACGCCTGGAATAATACGTCGCCGCTCGGCTCGGAGTTTGCGTCGAGTATCGACAATCACATGCGCGCGATGAAGCTGGACACTACCGAGCGCATGTCCATCGCCTTCAATTGGAACGTCTCGCAAGAGTGGGACGGGTATCCGATCTCGATGCCTTTTCGCGGTGTTGAGAACGTTGCACTGATCTACTCGCACGCACCGAATACGATCTCGGGGGATTCGGACGCAGGGCTGATCGAGCTCGAGCAGACGTGGAATACTACGGGAGACCCTGTCGCACTGTGGGTTAACATCACGGATACCGCCTCTGCGGCGGGCTCGAAGATGTTCGACTTCCTCGTGAATGGGCTTTCGGTGGCCTCTCTCACGAAGGAAGGCGTGTTTACAGCACTAGGCGTGTCCTTCGACAACATCCTCGCAGGGAACATCGTTCCGAAGGCGCCGAACGTTTACAATCTGGGCACGGCCGCAACTCCGTGGGCGAATCTCTACGCGGGGAACATTGTCAGCGATACGGCCATCTTTAACAGTACGGTGATCTTCAACAGCACGGTCGTCTTCAACGAGAACGTTGCTGGGGGCATTACAACCAACAACATGTATTTGTCGGGAGACTTGACTGTCGAAGGAAACGTCGACTTTTCAGGAGGCCTTACTGCCGGATCGGGCAACGTTCAGATCATCGCACCTGACGGTCGCATTCCGATGGTCCACCCGACCTACTTTCAGGATACGACAGGCATCTACATCACCGGCGTAGGTCGCCTCGACTATCCGAATGCCTGGACGAGTACGCAGAGTTTTGCAGGCTACTCCGAAGAGCACACGGCAATCGCAATCACGGCGGGAGCGCTCGACATCAACCTCGCACTCGGAAGCGTCTTCGAGTTCACGTTGAATCAGGCAGTAGGCAATACGGTCATTTCGAACATTCCTGCAAGCGGACGCTACGCCAGCTTCGTGCTTCTCGTTAACACTGTCGGTGCAGCCTTCTCCTGGCCGTGGCTCTCAGGCGTCGTTCGTTGGCCCAGCGGTGGGCCTCCCGTCGTCACGACCGGAGCAGCCCGTATTGACAAGTACTTCTTCTGGACGCGGAACGGTGGGGGTACCTGGTACGGTTCGACAGTCGCTCAGGACTACGCGTCATGATCGGATTGAAGCCTCCACACAGGCCGGGCGTCGCACTCTTTACATGGTCAGGCCCTACATCCGGTAGCCAGGACATGTCTGCAAATCCCATTCTGTATTTTGCCGCTGTCCCGGGTACGTACACGCTCAACGTAGGTCGTGCTATGACTCTGGAAGTGGAGATCTGTGGGAATGGTGCGCGAGGCGGTCCCGGATTTCTGGACGCGCCGGGAGGTTATGGGGGTGGGTGTGGAGAAGTTCGAAAAGGTACTTTCTATCTGGTACCCTCCGAGCCTTATATCCTCCATCTCCAGGGAGAGAATGTTGGAGCGGTATCTCACCTCTCTCACATCAACGGAACGAGGATCATGGGAGCGGGCGGCGCAAACAGCCAGGCTGCTCCGGTCCCTGGAACTGGCGGGGCTATCGTTTTCCCTGGACGAGCAGGAGGAGATGGTTCGCTTTGGCACCAGTTCGGTGACGGTGCAGGTGAGCCTGGAACTTTCAGCGGAAGCTATTCTCCAGGCAGTGGTGGAGGCGGTGGTTCCTCCAGCAGCACGCTCTGTGGTAAGGGCGGCGATGGAGGGGGTAACCCTGGAAGTGGTGCTCCGCCGCCTGTTCCTGGCCCATTCGTTCCATGTATCGCAGGAGCGGGCGGGCGAGGGATCGGCTGGCGCGTCTTCGGCGTCGGGTACGGAGGAGGGGGCGGTGCGTCCGGCGACGTGAACACGCCTCCTAGCGGAGGAACTGTCGGGCATAACACGCCAGGCGGGCACGGCGGGGCATTCTTCAAGTTCATCTCGTAGGCGGTAACATGGGCACAGTCAAGGCATTCAGGAGACTCAAGCGTATGACGTATAAGGTGGTCGAGGTTTCGAACGAGGAAGTTTTCAAGAACATGTACATGGGCTTCATCGGCGGTGGTAACTCTGCCGGTGAGAAGAAGAAGCAGTTCGGGAGTGCGGGTGCGATTGCACGTCTCGAGCGTCGCATCAAGCTGAAGCTGAAGGACATCTCGGACGAAGTTCCGAACGTCGCACCGAATGGCGTTCCTCGCAAGGTTAAAGAGGGCAAGCAGTGCCTTCGGCTCACAGCGGACGAATTCAAGATGCTGAACGAGTACCTCAACAACGTTGAGTGGCTCACTTCCGGCGCAGAAGAGGTCGCGGAGATGTTTGACGCGGTCGACGCTGCCTCTACTGAAGAAGGCGAGTGAGATGATCGAGTCCAAGAGACGCAGTCGGCAGCTTAACTACCCTCGCTTCGTGACGAAGGCCATTCGTCCGGTCGGAGGGATGTTTAAGTTCGACGTCGAGGGTGATATGCCACCGACTGCGTCTCCGGACATGCAGAATTGTTTCGTGCTGGAGGGAAGGCTGTGTAAGCGCCCCGGCTACGTGAAGTTCGGTGCGAACGGCGTAGGCAGCCAGGTCATGGGTATCTTCGGCACGCAGGATGAGGAGAATAATACTCATCTCGTTGCGGTGACGACGACCGCGCTGTGGAAGTATGACTTCGGCGGACGTAGCTGGGTGAAGCTCGATGGGCCGATTCTCACTTCCGAGGCTACGCAGTGGTTTTCGTTCGAGAATTCGCAGAATTCGATTTGCTTCTCGAACGGCGTCGACCAGATCATGCGACATGACATTAGCACGTTGAGCACGACCTATGACGTTCTCTCACCTGAAGCGCCTATTGCACGATATATCACGCGCTTCGCTGATCGCCTGTGCAGCGCGTATACGACGGAAGGAGGCATCTCCAAGCCCTTCCGCCTTCGCCGTCCTGTCGCCGGAAATCACGCCGATTGGAACGGGGCAGGAAGCGGATTTAACGATCAGACCGAGTATCCCTATCACCTTCGCGGGATACGAAAGATCGGTGAGGGAATGTGCGTCTATACGGAACGCAGCATCCACGTCGCGGAAAGAACGGGCCAGGCGCTTGCGCCGTATACTTTGAAGGTGAAGACGGAAGGTGTCGGGTTATACGGAGAGCGGACGCTTCAGCCGCTGCCCGGATCATCTGGACACATCTTCATGGGGAATGATGACATCTACCTCTTTAACGGGTCGCAGGAGAGGGGTGTCGCGCATGCCATTCGGGATTACATCTTTAACTCGGTAACGCCTCAGTCGATCAGGTCGAACTTCGGCATCGTCATGTCGGACACGCAAGAGTATCTCATGTTCGCGGCGCAAGGCGGCGCACAGACTCCGAACTCCGTTTGGGTGTTTAATTACGGGCGCAGCATCTGGTATCCGTGGGAAGTTCTCGGGACGGGCAACATCCCGGGACCGACATGCGCCACGCTCTGCCGGAATGACGACACGACGACCATCGACGAGCTCGTTGGAACGATGGATCAGCAGAACTGGGAGTATGACTCTCGGCTGCTCGCATCCGCCTACCCTTCGATGATCACGGGGCACGTCGACGGTAACCTATACAAGTGGGGCACGCAGTATCCGTCGGATGGTGGCGCTGACATCATTGCCTGGTGGACGTCGCAAGACATGGAGTGGGACGACATCGATCCGTCGATGCCTCCTTCTCGGATCACGCTGCGCAGCCTGGGCGTTAAGTATTTCGACGCGGGCACGGCTGTTCACTGTCGCATCTACTTCAGCACGGATGGCGGAGGAACGTGGCAGGGTCCGTACGACATGACGTTGCCTACGGGCAGTCCTGGCGGCATCCGCGAAGCATCGATCAATGTGCAGGTGACGGGAGAGCGAGTAAGATTCAAGTTCGTGCACAGGCACAACACCGAAACGTTTCAAATCGGTGAGTTCAACGCCGTTCTCGAACTTAGAGAGCCCATCTACACATGAAGTTCAATGCAACGTGGAATCCGTTTCGCCCTGAAAACTTTGAAACATGGCAGCAATGGGCGATCCGCCTCGCGGCCGGTATTGGCCGCTTACTGGATTCCCTCTCTCAGCTGCTTAACGGGCAAATTACTTTCGGAGATGGGAACGACTACGATAACATCAAGGGACAGTGGATCCTTGTCACGTCTCACGCAACCGGAGGGACCGAAGTTGCGGTCGCTCACACGCTCGGCGTCGTTCCGCCGGGCTTCATCTTGATGGTTCCACCGATAGCAGGAGTCGTGAATCGAGGAGCAACACCATGGACAATCTCACATCTGTACCTATCGTGCACCGCCGTGAACCAGACGTTCACGATATTCGTCTTAGCACCACCCGCGACGGAGTGACGCAGCTTCGGCCGGAGGATCTACGGGCGTTGCGTTTGGAGAAGCCCGCGGATCTCGAACGGCTCGTCGGGCTGTACTCCTCGCTGAAGATGCCTAAGTCGCACGAGATGGTCTTCGCACAGGCGCTTCTCGCGCCGGATGCCTTCTTCGTGGAGGCGGGAGAGATTGGACTGATCTACCTCACCTCGATCATTCCCGGATTCTGCGGACAGCTCAATGTGACGTTCTGGGACAGCAAACTTCACCGCAATCGCCAGGAGGCCGTGAAAACGGTCCTCGCTGAGGCGTGTGAAAAGTTCGACCTGCAGAAGATCAACGCCTCGGTCCCAGTCTCGAACATCCCGCTGCGCAGCTTCTACCGCAAAATCGGCTTTGTCATGGAGGGCTGCCTGCGTCGCATGTGGACCTCCACTCCTCCCCAAGACATGCACGTACTCGGCCTACTCCGTGAGGAATTAGAATGGCAGCTGCCAATTCGACCGACGACTTCTTTGGCGTAGGCATGGCGGGTGCGAACCCGTACGCAAATCGCTACGCGCCTGTGCATCAGATGCAACAGCAGTCGGCGCAGACCGCGATTGCGAAGCAGCAGTCGATGCCTGAGGTCCAGCCGAACATGCCCCAGGGCTGGAATAACATGTTCAAGGGGCAGCAGCTGAACGCCCCTGCGAGCGGCGATCGCTGGACCGCGGAACGTTCGATCTCGCCGATGTCCGCGAACGTGTCGTCGGCTCAGTACACTCCGTTTGCTCCGATGATCCCTCGGACTCCGGACATGAAGACTAACGAGTGGACGCAGAACTTCACCTACGTGCCGCAGACGCCGGGTTCGGGAGTGAATCCGGGCGGAGGCACAGGCGGAGGAGGCAACACGGGCGGCGGAGGCAATACGGGTGGAGGGACCTCAAACACCGGCGGGGGACCTGCTGAGACAGGACAGACTGTTCCTCGCGTGCCGAATGGCGGTGTGAACAGCGATTCAATCCCGCAGGACCTTGCGACGCTCCGCGAGTATCTCCAGAACTACTACCTCGGCATGTTCAACTCGAACGGTGCACGATTCGATCCGTCGTTCACGAAGGAGGACATGACCGTTCCTCTCGATCCGTCCTGGGGCACGTTGAACAACGCCATGTACGGTCAGCTCGGTCTGTCGAACGCTGCGACGGGTCAGGGCATGAACATGCTCGGTGGGATGTTCGGTCAGGGACCAGTTCAAGCGGACCTCGGTGGGTGGCAGGATCGCGCAGGCAGCGCATTCGACCAGATGATGTCCATGTCTCAGGGTGGCGGAGGAGGTCAGTGGAATCCTGAGTATCAGAACATGCTCTTCGGCGGACAGGGCGCGCAAGCACTGAATGCTGCGGCACGGAACCCTTCGATGGTCGATCCGAACCTCCGTGCGATGGCTGCGAACGGCGTCGGGATGGGCACGCTACAGAATCTCGCACAGACAGGCGGCCGAGGGAATCTCCAGCCACAGCTTGACGCGATCCGCACGCAGGGCATGCAGGGGATGGAAGATCAGCTCGCACAGATCCGTGAGCAGTACGGTCAGATGGGTCTGGGAGCAGGCAGCGACATCGCTGACGCACTCGGTCGAGGCGCTTCTCGCGGCATGGCTGACATCATCCGCCAGCAGAGCGAACTTGCGTTCGGTGCGGACCAGGCTGCGACGGGTATTCAGCTGCAGGCGGGAGGCATGGAGCAAGGCGCGAACGCCGGTCTCCTGAATACGATCGGGAATCTCAATCTCGGGGGGCAAGGCCAGGCGATCGGTGCGGCGGGCCAGCTCAGCCAGAACATCCTCGGGATGGGCGGTCTCTGGGGGCAGATGGAAGGGCTCAACGCCAATAACCGACTCGGTGCGATGCAGGGTATGGGCAACCTCGTCTCCGCGGGACAGTCGGGGCTTCTCGGGAATGCACAACTCGGACAGGATTGGCGACAGACGCAAGCGGGGATTGGGTCGAGCATCATGAACAATCCCTACGCACAGAACATGGCGGCGCTCACACCAGGTCTGGGCATGTATCCGAATGCAGCGCAGCAGAACGCGCAGTCGAACGCGGATCGATGGTATGCAGAGCAACTGCGGTATGCGACCGGTCCACCGATCCTCGCACAGGCGTCGGGCTACGCGGGCAACTATCAGAACCTGAATCCGATGCCAGCGCCCGGGCCGAATCCGTGGATGCAGATTGCGGGCATGGGTGCAGGGGTTCTCGGGAACATGGCGCTGGGCGGAGTCTTCTCTTCCCGCGATCTGAAGGAAGACATCGAGCCTGCTACGGGCTTCCTCAGCAAGCTGAATACGTTGCCGATGTTCACGTGGCGGTATAAGGGTGATCCTGTGAAGCACATCGGGCCGATGGCCCAAGACTTCCAGGCGACCTTCGGGATCGGTGACGGACTCACACTTCAGTTCGGAGACATGCTTTCCGTCATCATGGGCGGTATGAAGGAGCTCGCGAATGGGCAGCCCGCGCATTAAGTACGATAGTCGGGGACGGCCGTATTACGATTACGGCTGGGGTGGTCGAGTCTCTGACTTTGCGGGAGGCTTCATGCAGGGCATGGAGATCGCGCAGAATCTAAAGGACAAGGAAGAGGCCCGTCGGCTTATGCGAAAGCGTGAGCGGGATGCCTACGATAAGATGTCTCCTGAGCAACAGGCGGACTTCATCAAGAAGGCTCCTGCTCAGGATTTGATCGATCTCGGGCTGGCGGATCCCATCGAGAAGAAGGACGAGCCTGTAGGCCCTCCTCAGCCTGGCGCACCGACGTCCCGCAAGGAAAAGAAGACTGCACGGTACGACGTTGAAGGGCTCAGCGTGCCGTGGGGTGTGAAGCTTCGTCCGAAGCCGATTCGAGGAAAGACTCTCGAGGAGCAAGGCGTCGAAGCTCGTGCGATTGCCGACGTGAACAATGCTGTTGCGATGAGCGACTTGCAGCGGGAACTTCTCGGTCAGCAAGTCAGCCAGACGCAGTTGCAGATTAAGCGGGGCGAGTTCGAATACGCTACGGACAAGGTCAAGGAAGAGCAGAGACAGATGTGGCTGAAGTCGGGGGATCCTTTCCTCGAGAGCTTGGCCACAGGAAAGCCCGCCGCGGAGCACTACGAGAACAAGCTTCGGAAGGACTTTCCGGATCTCGCTCACCGCGCCGACCAGATTAAGTTTAATATGGGGCCGGAGGCGCAGACAGCCAAGCGCATCGAGTTCTACAACGAGGGTATGCAGCTCTTCCAGAATCATCCGGATGCTGAGAAGTATCAGCAGGCGATGTCGAAGGCGATGTTCACGGGGGATTGGTCCGGAATCAGCAACCTGCCTCGGAGCATGAAGACGATCGCCGCGAAGAATCTGGACGTGTCGTACGCACAGCTCGCGTTGAGCAAGCAGCAGATTCTCTCCTCCGAACAGCAGTTTCTCCAGAGACAGGCTCAGCAGTTGGTCGAGGCGTCAGGGTGGCAGCTGAGCATGGACACTGCCGTACAGTGGGTGAAGAAGAATACTTACGGAGAGGCTGTCAGCGGGAAGATGTCGCCGGAAGCCGAAGCGCAAGTAAAGGGGTTCCAGTCGATAATGGAAGGGCAGAGGCAAACTGCCCAGGCGTCGGCGTTTTATGACCTTCGCGCGAAACAGGGGAAGGATGCGAGGGAGGCGAGGGAAGGTCTCATCTCGTCCATTCGTTCGCTGCGTGAGTTGCACAAGGATGAGATCGGCGGGAAGACTGTCGAGCAGCAGATGTTGCTCTTCAAGGACGAACTCGTCAAGCAGCAGGCTGCGGAGTTAGGCATCGATCTAAACGGCTCAGGCGGACAGTTCTGGACGGACTCAATCTGGGGCGCTGCGCTATCTGCCGCAGGCGGAGGCGTTCAGCTTGCCGTGGCGGCTACTGCGGACAAGGTCGCAGCGGACACGAGTCTCGGTGGGCGTATCGCGGGGGACGTGTTCAAGTCTGTCGCACTGAACACTCTCGGCCAGGACAACATTAACAAGATCGCCCAGGGACAGGAACTTCAAGGAGAGCAGTACGCGGAGCTCGGCGAGATGATGTCGTCCATCGGAGAGATCGTGACGAATCCTGAGAAGGCTTCTACGGTCTTCTCCCTGTCCGGCACGAAGCTGGGCAACGCGCTTCAAGCCGCCATGAAGAAGGTTCCCGGTTTCCGTATTGCCTATCAGGAAAACCTGAAGAGTCTCCTGGCGCAGTATAAGGTTGAGCATGCGGCCACGACCGATAACGTAGTCAAGGCTGACCGGATGAGAAAGATGCAAGAGATGATCGCGATCCTGGAAGGGATGGGCGTACAATGAGTTCTTTTCTCGAAAGTCAGAAAGCGTGGCTTGCCGCGGAGCAGGCGAAGCTGGATGCCCAGAAGGCCCTCGTCGAGAGTTCTCAGGCGCAGGTGAAGACTGGTCGCCCGGTCACCTTCCTCGATGAGATGAAAGCGTATGTCTCAGGGGAACAAGACAAGCCTGGCCGTCGTTTCAAAGTGGAGAATGTTGTCGATGGCGACACCATGGACCTTGCGGGCTTTGGGCGTGTGCGTCTGGCGGGCATCGATACGCCCGAGACCGTACATCCGACTAAGGGTGTGCAGAAGGGCGGCCCCGAAGCCTCAAACTTCACGAAGAAGATGGCCGCGGGAAAGTTCGTCACAGTCAAACTGCAACGGGGCGACACGGAAGACAAGTACGGTCGTGCCCTTACCGTGCTCGAAGACGAGGAAGGCAACATCTTCAACACGGAGATCGTGAAGGCCGGTCACTCGAGGCAGATTGCGGGAGTGCCTACGGGTGCTCCGATCACGACTCCTGAAGTCGGCAGACTCTGGCGAGAGACGGTGGAGGCTGCGAAGACCGGGATGAAGAGAGGACTGCTCTATCCGGTCTCTTCGATCTTCGTCGAGGACTATCGACGGCTTCAAAGGGAAGGCGACATTCACCGCCGAAACCTTGTCCAGGAGATGGACTCTCGAGGAATTGTCGATGGGTCGGTGCGGGATACGGTTGCCATGGCGCCGGAAGTCGTGGGAGAGTTAATCGGAGGACTGCCTGCGAACGCTTTGACGTATTATATGGCGGGAGGAGCCACGGGTATCGCGAAGGCCACGTCGCTTGGCGGCAAGGCAATTCGTTCGATGGGTGCTGCGGGCCTCTCTTCCGCGTCGCTCTCCGCTATGGCGCAGATTGACAACGGCGAAAGCCGCTTCGCGCACATGGCGAAGGACTTTGCAATCGGAGGCATGTTCGAGGTTGTCGGCCTGCCCCTCATGCGGAAGGCGTGGACTGCGGAGATCGGGGAGAAAGTAGCACGAGATGCCACGACGAGAATTGCGAAAGACCTCGGAGTCGAACCTGAAATCGTCGCAACGCACATTGACGCCCTCCGTTCAGGCGGAGTTGGTGCAGACATTCGGGTCATCACACGTCTTGAAGCGGAGCTCGCAAAGAATCCAACTGCAGCAGCTTCTCCGCTCGGGCAGATCGTCAACAAGGGCGCAAGCGACTGGTATCACAACGTCATCCCGACGCAAGTCTCGATAAATCCGAATCTTCGCGAGGTAAGTCCGAACTTCGGCGTGAGAGGGATGGTTTCGGCGAGGCATCCGATTTCCGGTGAGGTGCAGAATCTTCCGTTTCACATCATGAGCGATCCGGCTAACAGGCCACGGACGGAAGGCTCGCACGTCGTTTCGAAGTTCGAACAGGAAACGATGAAGCTTCAGCAAGAGATTGACAAGCTGAAGCAGGCCGGGTTCGAAGCGAAGATGGACTTTGCCGAGGTTCAGCATCCGGGTGCATGGAGCCGCTTCTCCGGGATTATGTACGGGACGAATGCACCGTCTCCTGTGCATGTGCACGTGCCGAAAGGGACGTACGCCGCGAAGAGTCAGAAGCCCTCGCACGGGGAGACTGTTCGCGATGACATAACCGGGAAGACTGCGACTGTCGTCGATGAAGTTGCCGCGGACGACATGCTGGGGAGTCCTGAGGTCATTTCGGTGTTGAGGAGCTCGTCACTTGAAGAGCTTCGTGAAGCTTGGAAGATCGCGAAGAATTCGAAAGACCTGCAGATGGCCGGTCTCATCCAGAAAGAGGCTGCGAGAAGGGATGCGGCAGGAGTTAAAGGAGCAGCAGACGAGGCCCTTGCCGGGATCGAAGCTTCACAGGCGAAGCCTGTTCCAGCTTCCATGGAACTGCCCAAAGGCTCTCGAGTCCAGGGCGTGCTTTTTAAGTGGGATGAGAGCGCCGGATCGCGAAGCACGAATGAGATGGGCGTCGCCGGGTATAAGAGGAAGAGCGGCGAGAATCGTCTCGTGATGTATTTGAATGCCGCGAAGCAGGAGAACGTCCTCCGGGAATTGGAGAGGAAGAGGGCTGCTGGACAGCTTTCCGAGGCGGCAGAGCGTGTGCTTTCACGGAGAGAGGCGAAGGGCAGACTCCGTGAGACGCGTGCGCAGAGACTGCGTGATGAGGCTGCAGCGTTTCGCGGCAAGTCTGACGAGGTGACTGACGAAGTCGCCGGACGCGTTCCAATGACCGTGGAGGAGCGTGCTGCTGAGCAGGCCATGTTCAAGGAGCGGGCGACCGCACGTCAGCACGCGGGCACCGTGAATTTGGAGAATCCGTGGGTTGTGCGCCTTCGCACGGATGCCGGGAAGATCGAGTCGAGGACTCTTGCGCAGGTCACGCCGATGGAAACGGTCCTGCAGCACGTGAGCAAGCCGTCGCTCGGGCTGCGTCCGCATTCCACGGGACAGGTACGTCGAGGCGTTGTCGATCTCGAGGCGGGGAAGGTCGAAATGGAAGCCTTCGACAATCCCTCGCTGGAGTGGGACAGCCCCGAGATGAAGCTGATCCTGGACGATGATAATCGTGTAGGTCACGCTCCTCGCTTCTTCATGCATGACGGAGGTGTAACGTTCTCCATTCCGAACACGCAGCAGTACGATCCGCTTCGTGGGGAATGGAGCATGCGCAGCCTGGAGCAGGTACAAGGGTACGAAGCAAAGGTGATGGACGTAGGTCCCATCGACACTCTTGCTGCGTATCAGAGGCCTCCTCGCGTCTATACGACCTCCGGCACACGCGAACTTTCGTACACGCAGGACGATGCGATCACGCGACGCTTCGGCCTGATCAACCGTGAGAAACGGATGGCAAATCGTGACGTGGGCGGGCTCACGACTCGTATCACGACGCGGCCAGGCAATCGCGGAATTACGTCGGGCGAGGACATCAAGGGGAGAATCGCTTCTAGGCGTTCCGCGACGAGTACCTGGTACAAAGACAGTACGGGCGAGTGGAGAGAGAAGGATTCGAAGCTCGGCGGGCAGTATGAGACGTTTGCGACGCGTGCGGATGAGGTCGAGGCTTCAGGCCGCTTCCCCGCAGGCTTCTCCTCGAACAAGGCATCGGACTACTCCCCGGGACCCTTTCACGAGCGCACGACGCCCCGCACGCTGGACAGCTCGCCGAATGAGCTTGAGCCTGGGATGGTGACGGAGCGTCCTCCCTCCTTCGCAATTTCCAAGGAGGCGGGAACGAATCACCTCGAGTTGGCCTCTGCGAAGAAGATGGCTCAGGTGATGATTAAGGAGGGTGCGGATCCTTCTACGAAAGTTCGCATCACCGTCTCCGGAGGACAGTGGGACGATCTCGATGCACCGTTCGAGTGGACGCTGGAGGAGCTCTCGAAGACCCAATTCAAGCCCGTGAACTGGCGCAGCATGACGGCCGTTGCTCAGAGCCGCGGGTATCAGGCTGTTCCCGACGGTTTCTCGGTCATCTTGAAGAGTCCATGGCGCTCGACGACCTTTGCCTCGGGCGAGGAGGCATTGTCCTTTCTCTCACGGATCCCCCGGCAGAAGAAGTATTCGGCGATCATTGAAAAGGATCTGCTTGAGGCATGGGCACTGGGCGGACCGGAGCGTGCGACAGACTATCACGTAGACGTTTCGAGGTACCGTCCCGTCAACTTGCAGGAGTCCTCGATCACGGAAGTCGTCGGAGGACGTAGCGCCGCAACGCTGATTTCGTCTCACAGCGAGGAGTCGTTGAAGGCATCCGTGCAGGGCTTGGCCAAGTCGCAGAAAGTGGGAGGGGTGTACGAAGTTCTAAACCTCACTCCCGCGGAGACGATGATCCAGCCTGAAGGCCAGGCGAAGATGACGGTGAAGGAGAAGATGCGGATGGCAGGCGAGAAGCGTGCCGAGATTCCGCAGGAGACTACGTCACGTGGACGTGTGATCTACTCGAAGGAGACCCTCGCGAAGCAGAAGATGGAGAAGGCCGCTCAGCAGGCTGCCGCGCCTCCTCCCAAGCCAGAGGTTCCAAAGTATCAGACTCCGGATCGCTTCCTCGTTTACGAAGAGAGTGCGGTCAAGGCGAAGATCTTGCAGAACCAGGCTACGCTGAAGAAGATGGGTATTGACATATCCCAGCCTACGCCGATGGTTCTCCGTCAACTAGCGAAGTACGGAAAGGGAAGCGGCCTGGACTTCCTCCTTGGGCAGCGTGACGCCAACGACATGCTGATGTATGCCCAGCTGCGCCAGTGGAACAAGGCCAGTCTCATCATGCAGGCGGGGAAGCAGAATGACGTGCACGGAGGCTTCCGCGTTTTCGGACCGGAACTGCGAAAGAAGATCGGAGCCACGCTCGCAGAGGCTCCTCCTCCCACATCTTACGATCCCGCACTTGCCTCACGTCTTCCCAATCATCCAGGAGGGTACGGCGGTCCGGAGCAGCTTCCTGGTCCCGGCGGAAAGAAGATCACGGGCGTCCTTGCAGAGCCGATGGACAGCGGGACTGGTAGCGGTGGAGGCATACCTCCTGAACTGAACGAGGTCGGTGACCTCCTCAAGGACATCGGAGGGGGCAGCGGTGATGAACGTATCCCGCTTCTCGAGCTGACGCCTGACGCTCATGAAGAAGTCGAGGCGTTACAGGTCATCGAGAATACCCGCGGATTCAAGCTGTCCGACTACTTCCGCGTTCCGATGCAGCTGTTCAAGGAGTATCAGGCCGCGACAGGCATTCCTTTCTATCGCTGGTGGGAGCAGATCGATCACGGTCGTACGCAGGTCACGAGATTCACGAACCCTGTCTTCAATCAGATCCACGCGTTGACTCGCGGAATACGTCCTGCCGAGAGGCAGCAGGTCGGGCAGCTCTTCGAACTGCGTTACGCGGACCCGGCCGGCTATGCAAAGATGCATGCTGCGTCGAGCGAGCTAGTGCAGAAGGGCGAGGGGCTCCTCGACCAGACGATGAGGAACTTCCTCACGGAAATGGGATTGGATCCGGAGAAGGAGCTGAAGGAGCTTCCCTACTTCCGAAAGAGGAACGTCGATATCAAGGAGATGCGCCCGTACGAGAGCGGACGGCCTCCCAATCCGATCACGAGGAAGTCCAACGCCTTCATGGAAGATCTTCCACTGGACGAACGGGAGTATGACTTCTCCGTCACGATGAAGCGCTACGCTCGAGCTGTCGCACACGAAAAGTTCCTCGCACCGCAGTGGGACGAGATCAACAAGACGATGGGCGAGCTCATGGGCGTGTCTTCCGATCCCGCCACGGAGCATATGATTCAGCTGTTCAACAAGCATCGTGCGGAAGTCGTCCATGCTCAGGACCGTCTCGGCTATGGGATGGCCGTCAGTGTGAAGAACATCGGGAAGAGGCTCGGTATGGACTTCTCCCTGGAGGAGTCGCAGGATATCATCTCCTCGATCACGGGTGCGAACTACTTCGCCAACCTCGCCTTTAACTTGGGTGTGACTGGGCGGAACTACTTGCAGGTGCTGCAGACGGTTTACCCGGTGATGGGCGCGAAGGCAACCGCTCATGGCGTTCGCAAAGCGTTGGAGTGGAGAAAGAGTCCCTCACTTCGGAAGACCATGGCGGAGCTCGACATCGTGAATACGGATACGATGCTCGAGGGCCTCTCGAACATCCAGCAGGTGTTGCTCGAGTCGGACAAGATGACGTCCCTCGCGAAGCCTTTTGGCAAGGTCGCCGACCTCATGAATAAGGGCGTCGCGATGTATCAGAAGGCGGATGACTTTAACAAGGTCGCTTCGTACTACGCCCAGTACTACCACGCGGAGAAGGCTGCACAGTCGTATCTGAAGGACGGAAACTGGGGAAAGTTCCTCGTCGACAGCAAGCTGGAGTTCCGCGACATCCGTATCAAGAACCCGCAGACCGGGGAGATGATGGACGGGCCGTTGATGCAACGTGTGAAGGGGTCTCTCGCGGCAGGTCAACCGAAGACCGCGGCACACATGATGGCGTTGGACTTTGCGAAAGAGTCACAGTTCATGTACAGTCGCGGCAACGTCCCCTACGCGATGCAAAGCACGGCGGGACGTCTCTTGGGGCAGTACGGGACGTGGCCCGCGTGGTATGTGGAGTGGTTCGGGAACAACATGATGTTTCGTCGGGGCAGCACGGAGTCGAACATCAAGAACATGGCTCGCTGGGCAGGCGTGAATGCTACGCTATTCTACGGGATGTCGGAAGTCTTCGGAGTGGACTTCGCGCGGTGGACCTTCTTCGCGCCGCTTTCGTATCAGGGAGGGCCACTCGCACAAGTCGCTCAGCAGGGCTTGGCAGCGTTCGGCGCGGCAGCCTCGGGCGATGACGATCCAGTCGCACGGATTCAGGCCGAGCGGTTGAAGGGTGCGTGGAAGCAACTCATTCCAGCGCCAATCGTCGCAGGCCGGGCAACTCTGGGTGCAGTGGACAAGGCGATGGACGGGGAGTACGCGGAAAGCGTTAAGCAATTCCTCGGACTCCCCTCCACCAAGAAGGAGCGCTAATGCGGTTTGGTCTTGACGCTGGGCATGGTGGGGAAGATGTCGGTGCTCCTTTCAAGAGGTACCGGGAGAAAGACATCTGCCTTGCTGTCGTAGGTCAACTCCAAAGTATTGTGGAGGCCGACGGCAAGCACAGTGCCACTTCCGTGCGGGTGGTCGATCATGACGTGTTGCTCGCTGAGCGAATCCGAATTGCGGAGGGAGAGGGCTGCGATGTATTCCTCTCCATCCACTGCAAGGCCGACCCAGAGAACGAGTCGCCAGAGGCCACCGGTGCAGAAGTCTGGGTGAACCCACGTGGCGAGAGGAATCGCGCCCTTGGAGAATGCATCGACAAGGCTTTCTTCATGGCCTTCGAGGGTTACCCCTGGAAGGGGCTCCGATGCTCGGAAAACCTTGATGTACTCCAGAAGTGCCCGATGACTGCATGTCTCGTGGAGCTTGGGTTTATTGATCTTCGCCATGAGGCGGAGTTCCTTTCTCGCCCAACGGTCCAGAGACGGATTGCTCTTGTGCTGTTTGCAGCTCTCTGCGCTTTCGCCGAGCGTCCCGAGTCCTCTTATACACAGAGGTATAATCCACTCCCAGCCGTCGAGCAACCGCCGTTAGTCCAATAGCCTCGATCTCGTCGAGCAAGTCCTCGGTCACGTCGAACTTGACATACTGCGCTCCTCCCTGAGGCTTCACGCCTATCTGGTAACGTTCGAAGGCAATTCGAACTGTGTGACGGCTGATGAACAGTTCATTGGCGATTCCTTCGAGCGAGTTGTGTTCCTTGTACATCGCCTCGAGCATCGCCTTCGGATCGCCGGTGTCCATCTCACCTGCCACGAAGCCTCTCTCCTTCGCAATTTTACACCAGTCTATCATTGCTTCCACCCATCGGCAGTAAGTAGGTACTTGCCGCTCTTCGCATCTTTGATGATGAGGCCGGCTTGAACACCGGTCTCGATCGTTTGCTTGAAGGTGAGTGCGTTCATCTTCTTGCTGTTGAGACGGAGCAGTTCACTGTGGCCTGCACCGCCCTGCCGCGACTTCAGTTGTTTGATCAACCCGCCGAGAGCTGCGCCTTGCGTGCTCTCTTGTAGGCTGTCGAAGGTGCCCGGGAGCCACGCCTCGATCCAGTCGAGAATGCGCACGGCGTGCTGGAGGTGTGAGCGTTGCATCTCGAGGTGGTTACCGCCCTCACTTACGTTCAGGAGCATGGCGAGGCGCATAGCGTGGTCAGGCTTGCGTTCGTAGTAGCCGCTGAACTGTTTGTTTTCGTGGCGCGTTCTTTGGTTACTCGTATACCACGAAATGTACCAGTCGCGGCATTCACTCGACATCATCACCTTGCCGCGGATCTGTGTCATTAGACGGAGACGTTCCATCAGCGCGTAGCGTCTCTCTTTGTCCATTTCAGGCGGTAGAGGAAATGAGCGTGGTGTGTCTTCTTGCACCACGAACAGTAACCGCGAAATGAAACCGCCACCAAAAGCCGATTTCGGTATTTCCGTCTGAATCCAGTCCAGTGTACTTGCCCCAAGAAATGTGAGCGCGACGTTGCGAAGTTCTGCATCACCCCGCATGATTGTAGCGCTTTTCCATACGTCAGGACAATCCATGAGTCGCGTGAGCATCGGAACCATGCCCTCTTGATACTTCTGTTTTCCAAGAAAGGCTGCGAGTTCTGGGGCGTAGAGGAGGCCTGTAGCAGGGTTCTTATCCTTGAGGCTCTCCACGAGGACCTCGGGCGTGAGTTTGTCGGCAAGGACATTGATTCCGATCCCATTCATCATGTTGACGGCGATCTGGCACGCACTCGTTTTCTTACACCGTCCCGAGGGCGCCACGATTACGACGCAGAGATTCGGGAACAGCTGATACGGGCCCATGTCGTAGTAGAGGTTTCGAGATAGAGCGGAGCTAACGGCCATCATCCCTGCGAAGAAGTGGAAGACTGTGGGAGGTTCCGTATTTCGCGTGAAGTCCACATAGTCTGCGATCCAGCCCTTCCGCGGGACGAGGTCGTCAAAGTCATTCGGGCGAGTGTGAGAGGGATCGACTTCCCTTCTCACATCCTCCACGGTCATCTTGAAGACGCGAGCCAGGCTCGTGTAGAGCTCGTCCGGACGCGCTGCGGGTGAAACGTCCCGCACCCAATCGAAGATTTTCGTCTTCGACTCAGGTGCGGCACCGTTCATCGTGTTGAGCGCATCCATCAGCTTGTAGATCTGCGTGGATAGCTCAAGGTCTTTCACGCGAGCGCCCTTCGGAGAAGGCAGATGTTGTACAGCGTGACGAGGGACTGGTCCGCGTCTTGCGGATGCGCGTCGAGGAACGTGTCGTATGCCGACCACGCACCGTGAGGGACGGGAACGTTGTCCATGCGCTTGCGCTGGTAGCCCCATTTGATCGGCTTCGAGGTGTCCATCGTCCCTTTCGGGAAGCGCACGTTCAGGAACGATGCCTCGCCGAGATCCTGCATGCCGAGCATGTGAATGCGTTTGCCTGCATCCCACGCTGGGCTCATCAGGTCGAACTCCGTTACCCAGCTCAGGCGGTTACGTCGGTAGGGCAGGCAGAGCATTGGGACGTACGCGTGTATGTACTTCTCGAGAAGGCTGATCCGCTCCTCCACCGTATCTCCCACGATCACCGCTGCAGTGCGAACGTTGAAGTGGTCCAGCGACCATTTCAGCTGTTCACCCGTATAGACGGCATCATCGATACGGTCAGGACTGATCACGTAGTCCGCCTCGATGATACGATCGGCCTCCAGAACGTCCTTCGGCTTCGCGTCGTTCCCTCGTTCGTGAAAGCCGTTGTCCAGGATGATCGTCCGACCCTTGTGACGTTGTCCGATGAAGAACGTTCTATACTCCTTGTCTTCTACGATGCGGTGTGCGATTGCGAAGTCAAAGTCGCAGAGGCGGCTCAACTCCTTTGCGTGTGTCTTTGGGATTTCCATTCCAAGTTTCATCCGAGCAACTCCTTCATCAGTTCCTTGTTGCCGTCCTTCGCCTCTTTCCAGTTCAGGCCGAAGACGGTCTCCGCAGGACAGCTCCATCCTTGCGGGTAGTACATTTTGATCAGGTCGGGATTCGCACTCGCCTCCACGATCTGGGGCCATGCACGGTTCATATGCTCGTCCACGCACTCCTTCACGGTCTTCGCTAAGTCCTTCGGTGTGATTCCCACGACTTCGTCGTGGACTGAAAGTCTCAGCGAAGCTCCTGCGGGCAGGTCTCCGTCGATGGCGATGATGGCGTCGTACATCATGTCTGCTGCCGTCGATTGCTGAGGGTAGTTGTAGACTTCCGTGACTTGCCTGGAGAACCACCAGCGTCGACGCTTCCACGGATTCGACAGGAAGCCGTTACGTTCGACGAACCGCACGTTCTTCTCTCTCCACTGCCAGAACGTTGCGAACTTGCGTGAGAACCGTGCGACGAACGTTTTGACCTTCTCCTCGGCCTGCCTTACATTCAGCCCCTTGTACGCGGGCGTCTTGATCAGCTGCTTTGCGATAGACGGTATTCCACGCCCGTAAGAGAGGCCGTACACGATAAACTTAGAATCGTAACGCTCATCCTTAGTAACGTCCTCGATTCGCTTTCCAGCTGTTTCCGCCGCGATGCCGATGTGCTGATCCACGCCGGAAGCGAGTAGGTCCAGTCCCACCTTATCCGCTGATAGAACCATCGCCAGGCGCCATTCGACTTGGCTCCAGTCAGCGGAGAAGAAAACGTGCTCTGGCGTGTCCGGTATGTAAATCTCCCGTAGTTCCAGAGGGATGTTCTGTGCGTTGGGTTCCCACGAGTTAAGTCGACCTGTTGCGGCCTTCGCCGTTCCAAAACGAGGGTGAATGTAATCGGAATCGTCCGTGCTGACGGAGACGAAGGTACTGTCCGCTTTGAGCAGGCTTCGCCGTTCGATGATCTGGAGGAAGACGGGGTTGTCTGAGATGTTTGCAAGAGTCTCAAGTGCCTCCTCATTCGCAGTCGGTCTTTGTCCACGATTTCGGTCTCTCACATACTGGACGGGTAGGCCCAAGTCCTGGTAGAGAACCTTCATCAGCTGTTTCGGACTGTCGAGGTTCAAGGTTTGGTCGCCGAATCCTTCCTTCAGGACGGCTTCGATCTCCGCAGCCTTCTTCCGCATGACGTAGGACCACAACGTGGCCTTCTCCACGTCCTTACGTAGCCCCTTCGCACTCATACGTCGGAGGATGGGTTGTACGGGCGCTACGTGCTTTGTGTACAAGTCGAGCATGTCGAGCGAGGCCAGTTCCTTCTTCATCTCGAGGAAGGCTCGTGTCGTCGCGTCGACGTCCTTGCAGTTGTACGTGAAGAGATCGCCCTTCTTCGCCTCGTCCTTCCAATAGGGCATGTCGGTGTAGAATGAGGCGACCGTGGCGAGGTCCTTCTTCATGTCGCTGTTTACGAGGTGGAACATCAGCATGGTGTCCCACGTCTGTCCGTTGAAGTGCGTTCCTTTGTACTCGAGGAACGGCTGATCGAAGCTCTCCGAATTCTGTCCAACCTTCTCGATGCGAGCATCCAGCATGATCTCCGTATGCACTTTCCGCATCTCAGGGTGCCAGCGGAAGCAGGTTGCATGGCCTGGGATTACTCCCAAGCCATTGCAAATGATGTCGCTGTTTGTCGGGTCGAGATTCGTGGTCTCGAGGTCGTAGACGATGTAGCCGTGCTGCAGGGCGAGCGCATGCATGTCTCTCGCTTCTTGCACACTCCCATCGCGGACGTAGTGGGTCGGGATCCTTCGAATGTCGGCGAAGGCACTCTCCTGACTTACCCGTTGAAGATCGAAGATCGGATACGCAAACGCGCCCTGATCTCGCATTACGTAGGCAGGGTGAAGTGTTCCGATCACCTTTGATCCACCCAGGCCGGGGAGTGGAACTCCCCGATGGATGAAGATGCCCGTCTTATACGTGAGAGCGTTGAGGGGTGTATCCCCCATCGCCGCGATTACGTTGGGTTTGACTTCCGCGATTTCCGACTCGAGGATAGTTGAGCAACACGTAATCTCTTCTCCCGTGGGTTTGCGGTTGCCTGGAGGACGGCACTTAACGGCGTTCGTGATGAATACGTCCTTACGACTAATCCCAGCCTTCGCGAGAAGAACTGTAAGAACCTGGCCACTTCCACCGATGAACGGACGACGATATCGGGCTTCTTCCTCTCCCGGCGCCTCACCGACAACCATAATTCGCGCTGCTTTGGGTCCTTCTCCAAAGACGATTCCTGGCGCGGCATATAGAGGACATTGACGACAGAAGGACGGTTTGCTTGCGGCATAGTCTTCCTCCGGCATCACGGCCTCCCGATGAGCATCATGATTTCTTCGCGGGCCTTCGAATCAACAAAGAAGGCTCCTCGCATAGTACTCGTAACGACGTCAGCGTCGGAACGGATACCTCGAAACTGCATGCATCCGTGGCGGCCGGTGATGATAACACAGCACCCGATAGGCTCGAGGTGTGCTTCGATAGCATCCGCCACGTCTTGTGTAAGTTGCTCT